CGTCCATTTTGTCTTTCTGCCAACGCACGTCGAGCCGGTCGGACGCCGTGTAGTTTTCGTCCTTAAGACACATCTCTTTAACGATAAAATTAACGAGCCTGCGGTGAAAAAGAACAGGGATCTCGAGCGTTGACGTTGCACTCACCACGTCGGGCTCGTTCACCGTAAAAAGCTTGAGTTCGCCGACGGCATCCGGTATCGCGCGCAGGTATATTACCTTGTTCCACTGGGCGTAGTATCGGGGCGTTCCGCTCGACGCCGTTTCGGCATCGTAGCCCGTCAGAAAATCGTCATCGGTGAAGCTGATTGGTTCAAGTTTGCGGCCCTCGTAGGTGACGCGCTTCAGACCAAAAGCCAACGGCGGAAAATCATACTCCCGTTGATCCACAACGGTTGAAGTGGTGTATACGCGTTCAATGCACTCCGTTTCTATCGCCATCTCAAGTTGAGCCTCATAGAGGTACCCGAGCATTTCCTCGTCCGAGAAAAAGTTGTCACCGATTGCGTTGTATTTGTTCCTTGCGGCGGTCAAAACCTGAGTTGGTGTCATGCGCTAACTCCAGACCGTGCCGCCCGCAGGCTGGCACGCGAAGGTTGTCGTGGGCTCAGAAGCCTGCGCCCACATGGTCGGATCTCTTTCCTCACCGTTTGTTGTGTTGTTAACGAAAACATATTTCCAGACCCCGCTTGCAAGTGTCTCCTCGAGCATGTCTGAGGCTGGAGACACCGAAATAGAGATTAGTTTTTGCGCCTGCTTGGAAATTGCCGAGTCCGGCGTAATTTGGTTTGAAATTAATTTCGCGGCAGCGATGACCACTTTTGCGCCCTCGCCCCACTTCGAAACTCCCCATGTCATCGTGTACGGCGCCCCCACGGCTTGTCCCCATTTCGTCGACGGTCCACCGCCGAAGAGCCGAAGCCCCACTGAAATGGTTTTCGTGAAAGCGGCCATGTCCCCTCCCTAGGAAATGGTCATTTGGTAAACAACAGTCAGCGTGTCGCCGGCCCCTTTGTTAATCGCACTCTCTGTGTCGCGCGAGACAAGCGTTCCGCCTGTGCTCGAGCTGAAAAGTCCGTACTCCGTGATTGCGCCGGTGCCCGCACCCGCGGCAAATGTAGCCGTCACTTGGAAGATTTGGCCAGACAGGTAGCTTACTGTCCCCGTTGTGCGCGAGGCCTCAGTCCCCATACCCGTGTCGGATGCCGACTCAGACGAGCCCCCCGTCCCGATCGCAATATATTTTGCGGTGAATGTGGAGGCACCGACGGCCGCCGAATAAAGGAAAGACGCCAAGAATTCCTTGCCGACTGTGGTCACTACGTTATGGCCGTGGCTTGCGTGTTTCAGCGCGCCATCGGGCCCGTAAAGCTTCACGAAATATCGGCCGCTCAATTCAAGGCTGTTTCCATTCATGCGACTTTTCCTCTGACCTTCTTGGCGTTTTCGATTTCCTTGTCGAGGGTCTCGTCTTTCACCTGTTGCCCCGAGTAGTTTGTCTTAATGTACTCGTCGAGCGCGGCCTGTGTCGGAAATGACTTCCCATCCATTTGGCAAACGAAGCTTTTCGACGGTTCAACGTTAGCGTCGATTGCTGTGCCCCCCGGAACGATTTCAATCATCTTATAGCTCTCCGGTAGCTGAATCTCGTCGGCGCCGAATTTCATCGGGAAGTATTGCCCGCGAAACTCGACCGCCTCCTCGTAATCCATTTCAACGAACTGCCCCGCGGGGATATCGATCTGCGTCCCCTTGAACATTTCCCTGTGGTTCATTCCCAAAGAGTGCCGGTTATATACTTTCGCCTTTGCCATCAGTGCCTCCTCTCCCCGATCGGGGTTTAATTTGCTCTCGAACAAACAATATTGAACGTCGCGCCGTTGGTTACCGCCGCCGTTGTCTCAATTTTCAAATACTGAAGCCCGTTCGGGACTTCGCTTATTCCGCCGGACGCAGCACTTCCGATTTTGAAGATGTTATTGCTGACGGTGGAGGAGTTGACCGATGGGTGATAAACCTGCCGATAGGTTCCGGCCGTCGTTGCCGCCGCCTGAAGGCGAACCTCCGAAGCCGCGCCTGTCGGGTCCAGAAAAACTTTCGTCCAATGTCCACCAAGATCCACCTCGGCAGTAAGCGTGGCTCCCGACGCCATGGTCACGACAAAAACCTTGGTAACGTTCATGCTCTACCGCCCGATAACCGTGAGAAAAAATGCATCGCCACTCGCCGCATTCGAGACGGTGACGGTCCCGCCCGAGACGGAGATTTTAATTGCTGCCGAAGCCATAGATTTTGGCGCAAGGGCGACACTCTGAATCGCGGTAAGCTGCGTGGGAACTGTGCCCGACGCTGCGTCCGCGGTGACGTCGCAAAGGGCGACCAGTTTGTTACCGAATGTCGAGTTCTCGCGCGATACTGTGAAAGCCATTTTACCCTCCCTAGAAGAGCAGTTTTAAAGTTTGCGTTTTTGGATTCTCAGCCTGTTCTTTGATTTCTGAATACATGGTCATTTGCCGAATGAAGTCTTTAAGCGGCGCTTGAATGATCGTGCGAATGTTCCCCTGCGGATATGCGCCTAGCGTTCCGCCCTCGGAACAATTGAAGTAGATGCCGGGCACTCGAGAGGCCATGCACTCAAACCAGCCCTTAAAGTTGTGGTATGACTTCCAAGTATAAACGGGGATTCCGAATACGTCGTTGACGCGCATCACATTCCCGAGAGTCGCATCGTACTTTGAGTTCCATCCGTGAAATTTCTTGTCGTAAGAAAAAGAAAAATCAGCGCCCACAAAGGCAATCGCCGAAGCGCCCATGTAGGCCTTCGCGATATAAAAGCATGCTCCAAGCACATTGCCGCCGTTAGAAACAAACGTGTTGAATGTTTCAAGGCTGTCGCAAAATTTCGCGAAGCCGTCGTCAGGCACGGGAGCATTGAAGAAGTAAACCTCGCCCTGCCACTTTTCAATAAGCCTCGGGCTAGTGCCGATGTAGGCAAGAAGCTTTCTGTCTTTTGTCAGAGCCCAATATTCATCGGGCGTGCGCGCACCGCCCTCGGAAACTTCCTCAATGGTCACGTCGCCGGCGTCGAGTGTGACATAGAAATCCGCCGGAGATTCGGAGTCCTCGAGGAAGTGGAAATTGTGAAGGCAAGAGACCAGCTTGATGTCGCCGCGGTTCTTAAGCTCGTGCGCGTTGTGCTTCAATGACGGTCCCGCGCCCGCAATGATCACCGGCTGCATGTGGGCTGCGCCAAAGAAGCGCCCAATTGATTTTTCCGAGAAGGGCCCGAATTTTTCGTGATTTTCTTTCACGTTCTTCTCCCAAATCGGTCGCCAAGCGTTAATCGTCTGCACATCATTCTCACAGGCCTCCGTAAAGAGCGCCTTTGGTTCAACGGGCAGGAAATCAATATAGGGCTGATACTCGAGCTCAATCTCTGCTTTGCGCATAAGTCTGTCTTCTCCTTAAATTGGAGCCCCCGCCCGCATAAAGCGGGAGCCCCGGGTTTCATTTACGTTACGCTGTTAAAGATGCGCGCTTTCGACGTTCCGACCGTGGTCACGAACGAGTTGAGCGTGAAGCCGAAGCGAGGTGCTGTGGAGAAAGTGGCACCTGCTGCCACGAATCCGCCATCAGTACCAAGCGCCAAGTCAACGCCCGCGTTCGCCGACACCTGACCGGAGTCGGGGCTCACGAGGCTTACGCCTTTCGCCATCAACCAGCCGTAGTAGCCGGTCGAAATCGTGTTCTGGCAAACACCAACCATCCAGCCCGCGAGCGAAGCGTTCGTCACGGTTACCGAGTAACCGCTTGTGAATGAGCTTCCTGCCTGCTGAAGGACCGCATACTTCCCGGTTCCGATTGCCGAGTTCGAGTCGTTGTACACGTACACGTACTCGTTCCCGTTTTTCACGGTCTGTGCACCAAGAGTGAAGAGCGGGGACGTCGTCGCCGACGTCAAATCCTCGTTCTTTACGCCTACAATTGTTCTTGTATCTGTAGCCATTCGTCCTCCTTAAGCTGTGATGGCAGAAAGCTTGCCATGCATGCGGTTATTGGAAGATCCGACGGCACCCATCCAGTAGATTTTCGCCGTGCGCAGGTTCTGGCTCACGGGCTTCTGGAAGGCCTCGAATCGCATGTCTTCGTCTTTGTGGACGTAAATCGAGAAATAATTCTCGTTGATGAACATGAGGTTGTTGGTAGGAACTTTCGAGCCAACAATCAGCGGGATGCCGTTGAACATCAGGCTTGAGAAGCCGCCGTTTGCGGTCTCTTTGTCCATGAAACGCTGCTGCGGCTGAAGAAGCGCGTAGTAGCGATTGTAGATCGCGCGTGTTGCCATCGCGACGGTCGGCGCTTCGCTGTTCACAGAGCAGTTATTGAAAACCGTCTGCATTGCCGCCAGCGAAAGAGTCGTCGTCGTGGAGTCAACCTGCGAAGCCCACCAAGTGTTCTGAGTCTGCGAGATGCCGCCGATTGTGTTCGAGGAGCCAATGATGGCACCAAGACCAACGGGAGCATTCAAAACAGAGCCAGAGTTGTAAATCGCGGTTTGCAGGATGTCGACGAGGGTCTTCTCGGCGATTTGCGTCTTGGATTTAACCAGCGACACTTTCTGCGCGTCACCACTGTTCACGAGTTCATCGCGACGAGTGATTGTGATGTTTGCGTATGCCTGCTTCCAGGAATACTCCGCCGCCGTGATTGCTTCGTTGTCCGAAGTATCCAGGACGTCGGCGCCCACGTACCATCCCGAAGCGGTAGTTTGCGCGTAGTTGAGCGGAACCATGATCGAGAGACCACCGTCCAGCTTTTCGTAAGAACCCTTTTTCTTCGCACGCGCCAAGAGCGCGTCCGAATCGAAAATATTATCCACCATTTTGGGGATAAACTTCTTCTCCGTGATCCCGGAGAGTTGATCATATGTCAACGGCATGTGTTTCTCCTTGGCCGGTAGTTATCCGGCAAAAGTTTGAGTTTATATTTTAAGAGACGCCGTATTCAGCAAGCGCCTCCGCTGCAAGATCGCCATAACTTTTGCTCTTCACGCTAGAAGCTGGCTTCAGTCCCTTTTGCGGAGTTGAGCTAACGCCCAAGATTCCAGACTTTGCACTCTTCTGCCGATCAGCAACGACCTGTTCTTTCGCTTTCGCCGTGCTCTTGTTCATGAGCTCGTCGTGGTAGAAATCACGGAAGGCTGTGGTGAACTTCTGTATGCGATTCGCCATCGCGTACTCGAGGACCTTTGCTTCTAGCGACTTGCCACTTTCGTCGGGCGTTTCGAAATCAATGTCGGGATACTTCTTTTTTACGGAATCGAATTCTTCGAGATAGGCCTTGTCTTCATTTCTCTCGATCTCAACCTGGCGTTCTTGCTGTACGGTCTTTTGGAACTGCACGAGCTCCTGGACCTGCTTCTGGAGTTGTTCGACGATGGGGCTTTGGCCAACGCCGCCGCGCTTGTTGTACTCTTCTTGAACGTGCTGGAGCCATTGCGGGTTTTGGCGTGCATACTCGTCAATCTCCCCGTATTTGGACTTGATCTCGTTGAGCGCGGCCTCTTTGGCCTTCCAGCTTTCGACTTCTTTATTGAGTGCGCCGATGCGATTTGGGGCATCGTAGCCCATGGTCGCCCAGCGGATCAGTTGCTCGCGCGTGGCTTTTACTTCTTTGCCGCCGGCGGTGAATTTAAATTCCTCGGCTGCGGGTTGAGGTTGTGCGGGTTCGGGCGCGGCTTGGCCTTGCGACTCTGCCGACGGGGATTCGATGTCGGCAAGTAGCGCGTCTGCTTCTGCTTCATTTGTTGGTACGCCATCAATTTGGTCCATCATGACTCCTTTGGGTTAGTAGCGATCTTGAGGGCCTACAGGGACGCCAGATTTGCCGCCTTGAGCGGAAACAAGCCCCGCGGACTCAGCCTCAACCTCGGACTCTTCTTCGCCGCCGAGATTTCCGAGTTCCGCCATCATCTTCTCGATTTTCGCGCGCTGCTCAGGGGGAAGGGCGTCGGCGAGCTTCCCGAGTTTTGCGCCGATATCGGACACAAGCATTTCGGGGGACTCTTCTTTTTCAACAGCGGGCATAGCGGGACCCTTTTGGGGCATGTCCATAACGGAAACTCCTTCAAGTTGTTTTGGGATTCTTCAGTCTGATAAATTGCGTGAGCTTGCGCTTACGCCGGAACAGCCGGAGGCGGCAGCGGGGCTCCCTGTGGAGCCGGAGCGCCGCCTTGGGCGTTCATTTGCGCCTGCTGCTGTTCGAGGGCCTTCTGAGCCATGCGATTCATCACAGCTTGCGCATTCGGATAACGAATATTCTTTAATACTTCCTCAGTATCGATGATTCCGCGATCAAAAAGTGCGTAGCTCTGTTGTTCCACGCGAGATTTCTCGAAAGGAAGCGAGGAGCCCGTATTAATACGCACGTCAAAGCGAGCGCGGATCTCATACTGCTGCTCTGGGGCCTCTGCGTACCCGGCCGTGTCTCCCGAAATAGGATCAACCTTCTCTTCGAAGCGAGCAATGCGCGCGACCTTCTTTTCGTCGCCTGTAACTGCATCGACCTGCTTCTCGACGTGGAACTTGAAGTACTTGGTCACGTTTTGATTATCCGTGATCCGGAAGATCTTCGGCGCCGTGTAGTACTGAAACACGCGCGATAGGTACATTTGACCGAAGTCCTGCATGAAAGCATCGATGTTGCGAGCCTTCTGGCGCTGGCGCGTTCGCTGGGCTTCCTGCAAAGCCTCAATCGCTGAAGCCGCCGTCACACCCTCAGGCTTCACGCCACGAGAAACGTCGTTGTCTCCCGAGATGTCGTCAAACGAGAGTTTGATTTTGTCAATCAGGGTGATCACGTAAGGCTGAAGCTGTACGCCCTCCTCGCGCGTGGGCGCTTGGTCGCCGTCGTACTCGAGAATTAGGCCCGGGCGGTTGAAAAGGTTGTCAGTGTCGATACCAGCCGTCGACGGAACCTTCCAGATCGGGTTACCCATGAGAGTGAGCACGTCGAGAGCAAAAGACACAAGCTTGTTGAAAATCTTTTGCGGGCTCTCGAGCTGTTCAATCTCAGAAATTCCCCAGAAATTGCGTGGGTCAATGTAGTTCGGGAGGCGAAGATACGGGAATTTTCCGTCTTCGTACTCCATTGGCCCATCCTCGCAAAGCACGCGAGACACTGTGACGATTTTTCGCCCGTTGGGATACTTTAGGCGCGTCACATACTTCTTGGTCTCGGCTTTTGTGACGGGGTCAATCTCGCTAAGCTCTTCTTCGACCGACTCTTCGTCTTTGATGTAGGCAGTAATCTTGAGTGCTTCTTGCGAAGACCCCAAATCAAGAGGGCTTGAGCCCTCCATAATCATGCGGTCATTGTTCGGCGAAACGTACTTCACCTGCTCCGAGAGCGCCTTGTCTCGTTTCATCATGTCAACGAGATCTGGCTTCAAGTACGGAGCCTTGTCGGGGTAGTCTTTCTTTAAAACCTCGATATCCACGGGCTCGGCCTCAACGTAGTAGCGCGCCCTCGTATTGACGTCTCGAGCCTTGGGGTCCGGGTATTGGTAGAAGGGATCAGACGACTCGTACTTAATCCCGCCAACGTCATTGTCGGCCTTGGGGTCGTATTTCATACACCCCAGACCAGTCCCGTAAATATGAGAATCAAAGAGCGACTCGGTAAATTTCGCCGACCAGTTATTGTAGTTCCAGTCCGAATCCAGAACGTCATTCAGGATTCGCGAAAGCTCATAGTCGTTCGGATTTTGCGGGATGAATTCGGGCTTGGGGAGGGCGTCAGAGAGAAGCGGGACTTGCGACTGGATCGCGCGGAAAATAAGGTTGATGACTTCCGAGTGGCGATACTGTGGACGCTGCTCTTTCCACTGCTTGCCGCGGAACATGCGATAGAAATCGACCCACTTTTCGTCGTAAGGCTTGCGGCCATTCTTGGCGCGCGAATAGAGCATATCGACCGTCTTGATTGCTTTTTCTTCCGCGGGAGTAGGCTGATAGCCGGCGGGCGTGGCTTCGCTCGCGCGCGACTCGTGCTCTGAGATGAGACCCACAGATTCGGTTACACTCATATTTCGTCGTATGCCTTTTTGCGTTTGGTTTCGCGGGCTTTGTCGAAATAATTATGTATAACTTCTGGGCGTTCACTTCCAACCTCTTCCAGGTTTTTCCGTTTTGCAATCTCTTTTCGATGATTCCTGGACTTCGTAACCATGCCGAGCCCCGGATTATATTCCGCGTCCTCGACTTTTTCCCCGACGAATCCCGCAGGCCTAGACACGAGCTTCCGCGCAACGTTCCCGCAGGCCTCGCAGTTCTCTGGCGTCTTATATTCCGAAATGGCCTTTGTTACCTCAAAGACCACGTCGCACTTCTCGCACTCGTATTCGTAAGTTGGCATTACCATGCCTCCGATCCGGGGTATTGCCCCTGTTTCTTTTTTCGAAGGATAATCCTCTTCTCGTGATCTACGCGCGAAGGATCCGGGTAGTGCTCAGGCATCTTCGGCGCCTTCCGGTCCACGCCTCGATAGGTGCCGACGGTCACGTAGCGCTCGGCCGACATCGCGTGGTCGTTTTGGCCAACGGGGTTTTGCTCTTTCGCGTCGTCATCCGGCCCAAGATCCTCGGGCTCCGGGTAGTGATAGCTCGCATACTCGTCCAGCAAGTGCGGGGAGCCTTCGAAGACTTTGTAGTAGCCGGTCTTAATGAGCTCATAGTGAACGTCGATTCCGCGCCTCACAGCTCCTTTAGTCATGTCAGCAGCGACCGTGGGAATGCCCGCTTGGCAGAATGCTTCAATGTTCTCGGGCCTGTCTCCGCCAGCGTAAAACCGCTCAATCCCCCAGACTCGCATCTTTTGGCGCGCAGCTTCGATTTGTTGAGACTCAATGAGGCCCGACTTGTAGAAAGTCGACACGTTGAAATGATGACCGCTCGGCGTGATTGCGCGCACGGTGATAACGAATGGCTCAGTGAAGCCCCAATCAATACCGCCAAAGAATTTTGTACCCGTCGGTAGCTGCTGGACCGGCACGACGTGTGTCTCTTCGCGAAAGCAATCAAACACAAGCCCCATGGCTTGACCGAACTGGCCGCCGAAGACCATGTCGAAGCGGCGCGGGTCCATTTTCTTCCGCATCTCCTCGCGCTTCGTTTCATCGTGGAGCGTGTGATACGGGTTCTCCCAACTTGCGGCCTGCACGAGTTCCACGCCCTTGAGTGTGCCGTTGATGACGGGCTTCACGATTGTCTTATAAAGCCAGTTGAGCGAGTAAGGAGATGTCGTAAGAAGCGTGCGTGCCCCTTTTGCGGCAGCGCGAGCTTGGTAGTTTTCCCAGAAGTACAACCGAAGCTTGCCCGCCTCGTCGAGCCATGCGGCCTTGACGTTCGGGATACCAACAATTGAGTCGGGGTCAGTTTCGGTGCGCAGATAAACCGCGCCGCCCGTGTGAAGCTTAAAGACCGCGCTCGAAGAATTGTACTCCCCAAAGCCCCGCATGTAGTGGAGGAAGTACGGCAGCATGGATTGCTGCATGATTTTGTAAGTGGGCGCGCCAAGTATGAAATTGGAGCCCAGGTCTTCGCACTCGTGGATTTGCCGCTTGAGCCACAAGGAGCCGCTTTGAGACTTCCCCCACTGCGTGCCCGTCACGCCAACGGTGATGTCCGCGTCGGACATGATGATGCGCTCTTGTTTTCGTGAATGCGGCTCGAAGATGTTCAGGCATACGCCTCAGGCTCCACCGGAGCGGGTCAATAATATGGCTGGACTGCGTGGGCTCGAACCACGGACCGCGGCATTAACAGTGCCTTGCTCTACCAGCTGAGCTACAGTCCAGCATTTCTAACTAGCGCTTCGCTTTTTTCGTAGCTGTTTTCTTCTTGGTCTTTTTCTTAGCCATGTGGTCCTCCTTACAGATTGTTCACGTGAGTGTGCGCGATGCCTTCGCCGGCATCGATATCCATTGTTGCAGTCTTCCCGTTCACTCGATCAATCACCCAGGGAGTCAGGGCCTGGGTGTCATCAGTGAGCGAGCGGAAGATCCCAAAGTTTTCATCTTCGCGGAACTGTTCGCCGGCCTTGATGTGCTTCGTTGCAATCAATCGGCGGTTGTGGCGCGTACGCATGTCGGCCTCGCGCGCAGGCACCGGGTCCATCCCGTTAAGTACGCTGCACATTTGCCGAAACTCTTCAGTCGTGAGCGCGTAGTCCGCATCAGGGCCTTTTGCGCCAACGAAATTCACGTGCTTCTCTATGACCGTGGCGCCCGAATTCTGCGCGATCCGTGGAATACAAAGCACGTCGGTCGAATGATCCGAGAATCCGACCGGCACCTTCCATTGCGCCATCATGGTCAAGATGCGCGCGGGGTTAATGATGCGCGCGGGATACTCAGCTACACAGTACATGAGCGTAACCGGCGTCTTCCCGAGCACGTGGAGTGCTTGCGTGATGTCGCCATCCCCGCTTGCTCCCGTCGAGAGAATCACGGGCTTTCCGATCACGCGCAGCTTCTCAAGCATGCGCACATGAGTGAGCTCTGCCGACGCGACCTTGTGGGTTTTAACGAACGGATCCACCGCCTCAATCAGTTCCGGCGAGAACGCCGAGCACATGAATTCAATTCCGTGCGCGTCGGCTTTTTCTTTGAGGACGGGGAGCCACTCGACGGGCAACTTGTGTGCATCGCAAGGGTGATGTATCTCGAGCGTGTGAAAATATTTACCATCTGGGTTGTGTTCGATAAAGAGCCGGTCACTGCCGTAGAGAGATTTTCCGTCAAACAACTGAAACTTCACCGCATCCGCGCCGCACGCTTTTGCGAGTTGGATTGATTTCTTGCAATCGTCGAGGTTCGACCAATTCGAGCCCACTTCGGCTATGATTTTCATTTTGCGTGCTTCTTTCTCTTTCGCTTGGCGCGGTTCTTTTTTGTTTTCTCTTCGACTATAAATTTCCCAATCCGAAGCTCAAGCAGGTGTGAGTCTTTCATTCCTCTTCCTCCGGCGTGTGCCCAAGTACGGCAGCACTTCCATCTTTGAATTTTACGACTGTCGGCTTCGGCCGCTCGATCTTGAGTTTTTCGGTCACGCGCCCGATGCCGCGGTCGAAAAGAAAATTGAGGCGGAAGAAGTCGGCTTTAAGTGATGACACGAGCACAATGCCCGCAATCATGCGATCGAGCATCGGCGCGGCTTTGTCGTCTTGAATGGCCTGGACTTCAGCCTCGGAAAGATTGATGAGACGGTTGATGACTCGAGCCACTTCGGCGGAGTTCATCTTTCTGGCTTCGCGCACCTCAGGCGGCATCGGCGGACGGCCTGCGCCCGGAATTGGCGCATGACCTGGCTCGAATGGTTTACCTTTGCCGCGGGGTTTACCCATCAATTCTCCAATAGGAAATAACTATTCATTTAGTAGAACGATAGTTTTTTGCTATTTCAAGAACTTTTTCGCATTTACTTGGCAGTTTTTCGCCACGCCTGGATGAGTGCGAGAATTTGTCATGATCGCCGCGATTTCTTTCTCGGTCTCGACTTTCCTCTCCGCCGCATCGAGATCGGCGCGGAGGCGGTCGAGTTCGGCGTGATGAGCCTCGATCAGCTTGTCGCGCTCCCAAAGGTAGTCCGACATGCGCATGCGCTGATCTCTTTCGCTCTCGATTTTTTCGGCATACTCGATGAGTTCTGGAACGAGAGTGCGGGAGGCGGCGATGAACGAATAAACATTAGAGTCCCGAAGCCCGCGCGCGATACATGTGTCGCCCGCCATGATCCAACACTCATCATAGCTTTCTTCAAGCCGCTTGGTTTCCCACGGTGCTTCAGGCACGCCCTTCATCGCCTCCCTCGCGCGCTGGAGGAGGTTATTCATCGGATACCACCGGCTCTTCGACGGTAGCTACCAGCTCCCCACCCTCGCGAATGGTGTCGCGTCCGCCCGGCTTAAGATCGAACCTCATCCAATTCAAGTGCTTCGCCGCGCTCATCCTACCCCTCCATCCGGTCAGCCCTTAGAGGCTCAGCGTGGGACGTCATGAGGCGCACTGGCGAGAGTTCATACTCGCCCACCCTGATGTAGGTCTTCTCCGCCCATTCATTCCACATCCCTGTCACCGTGTATCTTCCATCCAAATCCCATTCTGAATAAAAAGTAGAACCGAATTCGCTTCTTATAACCAGCTCCCATGTCTCTGGATTGAAATAAACAAACACCTTTACCCGCCCCGTGTTCTTATCGGTGGTCATCGGGGGCTCCTTTGAGGCTTATCATTTCGAATCAGTCTCAGCAGTTTATGCGCAAGCTCCACTGCGCCCGCGTCTCGCCGGTGCCAGACGACTTCTCCCGAGTCGGTGAGGTACTTCGTTTCGCCTCTGAGGTTTTGCTCCATTTGGTTCACGGCGTTACGCGCGACGATGGGTTGGCCGTTGATGAGAATCGCGACGGTAATCACTTCGCCCCCTTCATGATCGCGAGCGCGGCATCGGCTTTCGCGCCGTCGTCACTTTTGATTTGTCCGTCCCAACTATAAAAATCCAGCGCCTCGATAACCTGTCGAGCCTCCTTGGCGCTCAGCACGACATCGCCGGGGAGACTCTCGATGAACCTCGGCATCGTATAGCTCGCTTGCTGTTCGCGGTAGGCGTTCATGCGTCCGCGATCCCACCACGCAACGAAGCACTCCCGCCGTGAACCGAGGTGGTCGATCGGCACGGTTGAGCAGACACATACGGTAACGCCCCTCATCGAGCATTGCAGACATTCGTTGATGGCTGGCTCGCTCTTCATCATTTCCCACCCCCTGCGCTGTCGTAGGCGCGATCTGCCTCAGCCATGATCCACGCGAACACTTCCTCGGGGTGTTTATCGCGAAAGCCATCGATGCCGGAGATCATGCCGGCGGCGAATCTAAGAGCCCTCGCCTCCCTCTCGCTCGGTGCGGGAGGGGCTATCTTTTTATGAAGCAGGCTTGCCAAGTGGTGCATCATATTCGCGTCGATTCCATGAGATCGGGCGTAGTAATTTTGCCGATCTTGTTCATTGTTCTGCGTCTGATTCATCCAGAACCATTTCCACTCACGGATGATCTCCAGTATTTCGTGCTCCGAAATTCCCTCCCCCGCCATCCCCCTGAGCACGTTGATCGCGACCATCGGGCTCGGCGCCGGGGCGTCTATCCACTTTCTTTACAAAAACCACAGAGAGAGCATTAAGGAACAGGTCGTACTTCTTAAAGCCCGCCTTGAGGAAAGCCGGAACGCCAGCCAGAAGGCAGATCGCGAGTCCAATCACAAGGAAGAGACCGAAAATGCACAAGATGACAATGGCGAAAGAAGCAAGATCGAGTGCCGAGCTTGTCACGCGCTCAAGGGCAGATTCACCGGCACGACCGAGGCCACCGTGAAGCCCGGCCCCCACAGCTGGATGGCCGGAGGCTCCGGCGGGAGACAAATGAACTACAAGTGCGACGCCTGCGGATACGACTGGAGCAAGCCGGAGCCGAGATACATTACTTAGTTTTGTCATTTCTCGTCCTCCGTTTGTAAAAAAGCGTGAGTGATCCGTTGCGGTCCTTGTCGAGATTGTCCTTCGCAGCATCGACAAAGCAATTTGCAAGACTCTTTCCTGGCTTCGTTCGCTTGCCCGATAGACGAAATACATGCCCCTCAAACGCCCAGTCGAGCAGGTCGCCGAGAAGCAGGCACAGCCAATAGAGCAAGACCACTGCGCCGGCGACTACTCCAAATATCGTCCACGCGACGATGCGGATCGGTAGTTTTATTGCTTCGGTGATAAGTTCCATTCTCTCTCCAATCAAAGCGCCGGGGCTCGGTCGAGGCGGGATTCGATGTACCCACACCCTCGTCATGCTTTCGCTTACGGCTCTCTTTGAGCTACTCGGCTCCGAGCCCCGGCAGTGTTAGTTACATTTCGGCTGATTCTTGCGGACGCGAGCAATAATCTCGTCCACCTTCGAGTAGCGGTTACCGTCGAGGGCCACAGCCCAGTACCGATACTTCGAAGCGTTCGGCAGGATCACAAGCCCCGTGTTCTTGATCTGTCTACGCATGATGACCGCGCTTAGGTGAATATTCGGGAGCGGCGTAAGTAACTCGTCGTACGTGTACTTCGTTCCGCCACTGGCCCAGCTTTGATCGACCTGAGAAATCTGACCAAGTCCGATCGAGTGAGTGTTGCGGTCGCTAGCTTTTCCGACATCAACGCTCGCCGATTTCGGGTTCCACCCTGACTCGTAGTAGAAGAGTGCTGTCCAGAACTCGCCCCACGCCTTAAGCCGCCCAGCCTTATCGAGGCTCGCGTACTTCGGGCAGAAGCGCGTGACATCTTTCGCGCCGTCAAAGATCGCCCAGTCGTCGTCTAATCGCTTTATGAGAGCGTCCGACCATGCTGCACGCTCAGGCTTCGTTTCCCAGGAGAGCGCGATTCGCTCTTTCGGCCCCGGCTCATTCGTCGGAGGCACGGGCGCGAGAGTGCAGGCGGTGAGGGTGAGAAGGGTG